GGAGACTTACGGATGCCCTGCCGCAGAATGTTGTGCGGGGTCTTGATGAACGGAAGTACGAACTTCATAATGTTTCCGGCGATGCCGCCCGATTCGCGGAGCTGGATAAGGTAGTTCACCGCGCTCCCCGGCCTCATCTGCTCTTGGAATGTAAGTTCGAGAGAACGTTGCTTGCCCCATGCGTTTGCGTCGGACTTCTCATTCTTGAGCTGGTCTTGAATGTAGCCTTTCAGCACGTCTCCGGTATAGCCCTTTTCCGCGCCCTCGCGGTATGCGTATGCCGTCGCTTCAATCGGAACAACAACCGCCTTTGCGAACTCGTCAGCGGCACGGAGCAGACGACCGGGAACGCGGATTGCCCGCCCGATCTTGCCGCCGATTGCAGTGTGCGCCATATCGAACTTGGTATTTGTATCGAGCGTTTCCACATCGAACATGAACCGTGTGCGCCGCCATGCTTCTTTCCAGTCGATAGCGCTCATCATCTGTTTGTACTCTCCAAACGTCGCCGCGTTCTTCACATTCTTTCCGAGCGCACGGGCAACCGAACCGATCATAGCCTCTGTAAGACGCTTCACGCCCAGCTCATACGCCGCGTTCGTCACGTTGCCGAGCGTATTTGCGACGTGTGTAGTCGGGCTGGAAAGAATCGAGTTGATCCAGTATTCGTAGAACTTGTCAGTCCAACTTGCCCGTCCCGCAAGCATCGTGCGTAGGACTTCATCCAGCTTCCGTGGATTCGTCACAATATCTTCCGGCAGTTTGTCAAGGTCAATTCCGGTCTTTTTCAGAACATCGTCACGAAGAGCCTGCGCCTTTGTCTTGCCAGCTTTCATAAGAAACGCGTTGATGTGCGCCCGGATGGAATCCATGTTCGTGTAGTCGAACGCGCCGATTCGACGGGCGGCAAGAGCCTGACCAAGAGCAGTACCGCTTTCCATGTATTTAGCCCATACATCGGCAAGCTTTTTTCCGTCCTCTTCCGAAAGCTTCTGCGCCTCTTCGCTAAGCATGATCACCTGCATAGCCCTCTGCGCTGTATCAGACGCAGGCTTGAAGTCTCCGTTGAGAATCGCCTTGATAGTCGCGTTGATACCGCCGAATCCGGCAATCATGCGTCCGGCATCGTTGTTCACGATATTCTGCCCACGCACGGTATAGACGTAGTTGTCAAGCTTTGATTGATAACTGTCCTTCATCTCACCGTCTACGCGTATCGGGTTTACCTGCTGTCCGTAGGCAAGCTTGTATTTTCGGTTCGTTCCCTTGCGATAATAATTTTTACCGCGACGTTCCATTTCCGCAATCGGAACACCGAGCTTTTCCAGTTCGGCACGGAGAGACGGAGAAAGAACGTTCGACGGAAGATCGTTCACCTTGCCGCGCACCATGTTTTTGATGATCTTCGCGACTTCGGAATCAGGCACGATTCGGACAGGTTTCGCCCACCGGGAAAGCATGACTTCTCTTTTTCCAGTAAGTTTCCCCTGAACGACACCCGCTTTCCATTTTTTCATTCCGACAGAGTTCTTTGCCTTTTCAGCATGATACCCGCTGGTGAGTTCGCTTTTCGGAATATGAAGTTCGATCGTCACAAGATTCGGACGCTTGAACGCCGCCGAGAATTGGTCGTTCAAAGGTGTAGGAGAAGAATGGATGTACGGGTTGTAGGCCGCGTCAACATCTGACAGTTTTTCTCCGTTTATGCCCTTGCTTCCCTTGTCAAGCTTGAATTCATATTTAGGCTGTCCATACCCTTCGTCTTCTTCATCTCCGTATGTTTTCTGTTTTCCAGTCTCTTTGTCGATCACAGGCTTTGCAAGATCGGGACGTTCGACAGACTGTTCCCACACGCCGAGAACGATTTCATTATCCAGTTTCCCATCAATCTTCGCCGCCATCGGGGGATAGAGCTTCCCGTCAATAATCTGAACTGTGCGATACGTCGTGATGTAATCCTCGCTGTCCAGCTTCTTGATGAGATTCTTGTCCGTAACCAGCTTGAAGCTACGGTTATTCGCCTCGGAAGAAATCGTTTCCTCGGAATCGTTCTCGGAGACGGGCAGGTGATAGGTAGGGGCGCTTTCACGCAAAGGCCATCCGAGTTCGTAATCCGACTTATCTGATATTGTGTTGTTAATAAACTCGGACTCTGTTCCGGTTTCAATGTTTGTGCGCCGTTCGACCTTTTCTCCCTTTTCATTATAAAAACGGAAGATTTCCCATCCGTCTTTATAAGACACGCGCCCGACGTTGCCGTCGTCGTCAACTTTTATATCAGATTGCCCCTCGCTTGCGCCATCCTCATCTTCTACTTCGCTCATAGCATCAAGCATATCATCGAAGTTGGAGAACGTTTCCGGTTTTACCCCTTTAATATAGTTGGAAAGTTCAGGCATGACACCGATAAACTTTTCCTCTTTCTGAACAAGCTTACTGGAAAGTTCGTCGAACTTTGCCTGCGTCTCATCAAGCTCTTTCCTTTTTGCGGTCGTATCGGAATCAATGCTCTTTTCAAGTTCAGCCTTGCGATCTTTCTTTGCCTGCAACTCTTCCTTTGCGGCTTCAAGGCGCTTATCGGCTTTCTTGACGTAATCATTGTAACTCTGAACGAATCCGGCTCCGCTCTTAAACGATGCGCTGTAGAAAGTATCATCGAACTGGTAAGAGTTCACCTTTTCCTGAACCGATTCGTGCTGTCCGTTCTTGAGCGCAAGCGCGTCAACTTCCTTGTTGAAAGTAAACGTCATGGTAAATCCGTTTACCTTCATCTTGGCTTCGCTGTATGTACCGCGTTCGATCAGCTTGTCAAGGACTTTCTTGAAATCGTCCTTTGAATACGTCGTTTTCTTGCCGTCAGATTCGATTTCGTATTTGTCGGGATCAATCTTTTGGAACTTTTCCTTTTGTTCCTCGCGTTCCCTAACATATTTTTCTGTGGCACCGATGCTACTGTACGTCCCGTGTTCAAGCTGGTTCAGCTCCTCGCGCATCTGATTCTGCTGATTCAGATACAATTGATACTGCGCGTTCAGCTTCGCAAGAACGTTTTTCAGTTCTACAAATTCGATTGCAAGCGGATTGCCGGAAACGCGGGCGGCAAAAGTTTCATAGTCGATGCTGTCGCTGTCGTCATCTTCAAAGTCACCGATTGCGTCACCTCGCAGAACCGAGTTGATGAACTTCTGCTTCCGCGCAAGAAGCTGATACTTCACCTCGTCGAGCGTTCCTTTAATTGCGTAGTTGACGATCTCGATCTCTTTCATGGTATTGCCGGAACGCTCAATACGCCCGATGCGTTGTTCCATCCCGGACGGCATGTAGGTAGCATCAAGATTGTGAATCGCAACAAGGCGCTCCTGAATGTTCGCACCAGTACCAAGCGTTTCCGTACCACCAATAACAACACGCACCTTACCATTGTTAATATCGTCGAAGAGCTGTTCTCGCGCCTCGTCGCTATTAATTTTGTCGATACAGGCAATCTCGTTTTCCGGGATTCCCTGTTCGACAAGGACGCGTTTCATTTCGTCATACGCGTTGAATGTGACCTTTTTTGTCCTATGGTCAGTATAGCGGAAGTTATCAAAGAAAATAGCCTGTGCCGCCTTTACATCATTGAACTGGTCATAGCGGCTCTTGATTTCTTTGGCGCATCGAGAAATCTTGCTTTCCGCATCCGGGGGAATATTCGGGTCAACAAGCCGCATGTCAATCGTCGCCTTGACTGCCAAACCGTTTACGATAAGCGGAATGGGGCCAGCGGATTTCTTTCCATTACCGTCAAGGGAATTATACCAGCGGTACAGGTCACCGAGATACGACATAAAGTCGTCCATGTGGCTGGACTTCTCAATAATGATCTCTGTCGGTTTACCATTCTTCAGAGGCGGGCGGTCAACCTCGCCTTTCAGATTTTCAGGAAGAACAACGTCGGCAACCGACCGGAAGAAGATACTAAGCTCTTTCAGGTTGACGAATTTGGAAAGACGTTCCACACTGCGATATGTGCCTGCCGCGTTAGGTTCGACCGTGCTTTCGACTTCGCAGAACATACTTACAAACTGGTCGAACGTCTCGCATCCATACGGCATCTGTCCTTTTGGAGTAAGATACCGAACCATGTGATACGCTTCCGCAAGAGTATTCGTCACTGGCGTTCCGGTAGCAAGGAACACGTTCTTGCCGCCGTTTTTCTTCATAATGCCGTCGATCTTGATAGTAAGGTCAAGAGCGCGTTCCGAGGTCGATGTATTCAGCCCCTTCAGACGGCTAAGGTTCGTTACGAAGTACGGTTTCTTGTATGCGTGTGCCTCGTCGATGTAAAGAGCATCAACACCAAGTTCCTCGAATTTATACGCGTTATCCTTGCTGATAAGTTTGTCGTCAAGGCGACGAATCTTCTCTTCAAAAGATTTGATTTGTGCGGCAAGGTCTCTTACGGATCCTCTGCCGCCGCGTGTCCTCTGCGCTCTTTCCTTTGCGGCTCTCAACTCGTCAAGAATATCCTCGTAATACGAACGCTTTGCTTCGTCGCTCGGACCGAGACGGTTGAATTGCGACTGCGGCATGATAATCAGATCCCATTCGTTGTTTGCGATCTTCGATGCCGTCCGCTGTCTGTTCTCTTTCGTGAAGCTGTCTTTGTCAAGGCAAAGGATTCTTTTTGACGGGTACAGCCCAGCCGCAAAGGAGCTGAACTGTCCGAGCGTCGCGTTCTGAACCACGATAAGAGGCTTGTGCGCCATTCCGGTACGGACAAGTTCCATAGCGGATGTAATCATGGTAGCGGTCTTGCCTGCACCGACGCAATGCGCCAGCAACGTATTCTGCCGCATCATGCGGGAAACGGCGTTGCGCTGGTAACTACGGAGAAGGATTTTCTTCCCGTTCACTTCTGCCGCCGCACCGGGATAAGGCTCGTTCGCTTTTTCGCCCGACATTTCGCGGGAGACGTAAATGTTCACGTTCTCATTATAGACCTTTTCCAGCGCGGAAGAGTTCTTGGGATCACGCTTCACCCAATCATGGAAGTTCTCGGCAATACGTTTCTTCAGATCTTCAACCGCCTGCGTCTTCTCCTGATTGACTTTGGATTTAACATCCCCGGTAAAAGGATCCGTGATTTTGTCATAGACGAGCAGTTTCTTCATCGTCAAAATGCTCTGAAGAAGCTGGTCCGTGGTGTAGCCGTATGCCGCATAGATCGGGTTGTTCAGATACCCGTCTACGATATATCTGTCGGATGCCTTGTCATACCGGACACTGACGCGATGCCCGCCAAGCTCCGTATTAATCCACTGTTCGATGAAGTCTGTCGGAATCCATCTTGCGCCGAGCCTGAATGTGAACTCGTCAATCTTTTTCGGGGCTGGCATTGCCGCCTTTAACGCTTCGACGTTCTTTGCGAACTTCTTGTTGTCAGCGGCATGGTACTGTGCTTTTTCGAGCTTGTCCTTGATGTTGCCGGAAAGATACTCGCTCTTTTCCACAAGCATACCCGTATCGGGATCTTCGAAATAAGTTCCGTCAGCAGTAAGCTCGTCCTTTATGTCGTCCCAATTCTTCCCGGTAAGCTGTTCCATGTAATCAGGATCAAGCTTGCCACGGAACTTGATTGAGATTTCAGTCGCTTCTTTCGCATTACTCGCAGACGTAGGCTCCGCTTGCACCATAATGGTACGCTTCGTGAATATATCAGACGGGGTATATACCTCTATCTTCTCGCCGTCCACCTTCTTGATTTCAATATTCTCAAGGCCGCTCGCGCGAAGATAAGTCGGATCCTCTTTCAAGATGCGCTGTTTCTTTCGATCAGCAATGTTCCCGAACTCTTTTACGAACTTGTCGTATTCCTCTTTCAATGCCGCCTGAAGCTTTTTCAATTCCTCATCAGAGCAATCCTCGTTCATTGCATTGATAAGCGCATTGTGAACTGCTTTCAGCTTTTGGAACGCGGAGACACGAGCAAGGTTCTTCTTGTTCGCCTTATCGGATTTTGCGCTGATCTCGACGGACTTGTCCACACCATCTTTGGAAACATGCCACTCGCGGACTTTCCCATTCTCGATATAAATCTCTCCGTCGAGCAGATTAACCTTGCTTGTGTCGGTAGGAAGTTCCGTTGTCGTATCGACTTCTTTTGCAGGATGAGCCTCAACGATCTTATCCATAGCCTTGTCAACATCTGCGGAAAGATCTTTGCTCTTGCTCGTGAGAAGGAAACTATTGTCTGCGTACATACCGTGACCGATAGACGGCGTTCCGAGCATCATGTCAGGATTCGCAACGAAATATTCATTGAGGGGTACAGTCTCACCATCATCAATAAAATCACGCGTGCGAACAAAACGTTCAGAGGATGATGCGCCGCCGTCTTTCTTGCGGAACACAAGAATATCCGTAACAACCGCAGTCCCGGCATTCTTCATAAAAGCGTTCGACGGCAAACGGATTGCGCCGAGGAAGTCGGCCTTTTCTTCAAAATACTTTCTCGCGTTTTGGTCGAGGCTGTCCATCGTGCCGTGCGACGTGATGCTGATAACGAGACCGCCCGGACGAACAGCATCAATAGAACGCGCAAGGAAGTAGTTGTGCAGGGTGAAGCTTTCCCCATATCGTCTGTCGTTGATTTTTGCGCCGGAAAACGGAACATTGCCGATTACCATTGACAAACTGCCGTTCGGGATCTTTGTGGTTTCCAGTCCTGCAACGGTAACATTTGCTTCCGGGTACAGCTTCTTCAGGATGCGCCCCGTAATGGAATCAAGTTCGACTGCGCGGAACTTCGTCTTGTTTGCGAGATTGTCCGGCACAAGGCCGAGGAAATGCCCGACACCAGCACCGAATTCGCCAACCGCACCACCTTTGAAACCAAGCTTTTCAGCAAGGTTCCACATTTTTTCTATAATGGTACGTTCTGTATAATGGGCGTTTTCCACGCTAACTAATGCGCGGGTATATTCTTCGGGAGTAAGATACTTTTTTAACTCGGGAACATACATGTTCGATGAAGGCTCAAACGCATTCTTCAGCCCGCCCCAGCCTACATACTGCGCCAACACCTTTTTCTCTTCCGGTGTTGCCTCCCGATTTTCTTTTTCAAGTTTCTTTACAAGCTTGATCGCGGCGAGGTTCGCCTTGATCTTCGCCTTGTCCCCGCCTACAATAAGAACATCGTCTTTGCCGATCCGATGATTCTTTTTGTTCGGATCAGCTTTGTCGGAAATTAACTCCGGTACAGATCCGCCAGCGTCATTTCGCCCGGATTGCTCTGATTCTCCGTTTCGTCCAGTGTTTCCGGCAGGTCGTCCTCCTCCAGATACAGAGGATTCGGTTCCTCCGGGAACATTTCCTCCCACCACTGGTTGACTATTTGCGCTTCCGCTTTCGTCCACTCGCTGGGTTCCATGCTCGGGTCGTACCCCGCTCTCTCCCATCCCATTTCCATTTCCACGTCCGGGGGAAGATTCTTCCGTCGTTCCTGTTCCTCCGGGCTGTCCGTCATTTCGTAGAACCTGTCCGTTTTCATTAGGACGGTTTTCAGAAGAGCCTTTTCCCGAATCAGATTCAGGACGGTTTGTTTCTTGAACTCCACCATCTGCTGTAGAATCTGCATCGCCACGTTGCTTTGAAGGAACTTCTCCTTCATTTCCGGTGTCGCGTTCATTAGTCTCTCCTTGTTTTTCAGGGTTGGTATTCTTTACTATATCATTCGTTCCGATTTTTTCAAGATCAAAATCATCAACAGCCGTTGTAGGATCCATATCTTTGGCAATGTTCTCCATGCCGGGATAGCGACGCGCATTTTCGTACAGTCCTTTCAGGAACGGCTTGATTTCTTCTCCAATATCGGTAATCATGCGATTTGCAAAATCCGCAAACTTTCTCGCGCCTGCCTCGATATGATATACCGCGACGATTGCACCGTCATACAAAATGCCGGGATCCATTCCGACATTCGTGCGACGCATGCGGTCTTTCAGTCTCTTCCGCGCTTCTTCGTATGCGTCAGTCTTGACAATGGTATTGTTCGAACCCCAAGACGCGGGCTTTGCCGTCTGCGTAGGCTCACTCGTCATCGGACGGAGAATAGACGGCTGGAAACGCATACCGGAATCGTGCAGGCTCTGTAACGCGTCGTCAAAAACTCGTCCGAGGGGATAAGTAGAATCGGCAGTGTCGATGTTTGCGTCTGACAACTCTTGCTGGATTCCGCTGATTGTCTTGTTTTTGAAATCCTTGATCTCAAAAACGCGCATAGTCTGACCTTTGCCCTGCATCCGAATATACGCATCGTCGCCGCGAATGCCAGCTTCTGCCTTATTCCAAACGGTTTCATTCCCGCTCTTGGAAACGTTGCCGCTCCACTGAATATCTTTCGGCGCGTTCTTGATTTCTTTCACGCTCGGAGTGGAAACAGGAACAGGCGTGATCTTGCCGTAGTCACGCGGCATGTTTTCCCGAATGTCATTGCCAGTCTGCTGTGTTTGCTGTTCGTTTTTCTCGACAGGCTTGCTCTGCGTCGTCTGCGGCTTCTGCTGTTCTGTGCGCCCAGCCATCCAGTCGGCAAACATCTTTCCGAAACGCTCACGCGTCTTTTCATCCCACAGAGAACCGGGTGTGTTGCTCGGATAAAGCTGTCCAGTCGTAACGTCGATAAAAGGATCCTTGACGGAGACGCTCCCCCAATCCTTCAGATTGAATTCATTGATGAACGACTGGAACACGCCTTGCTTCAAATAAATGCGGTCCTTGCCGTTCTTCTGCCAGCGTCTTCCGTATTTCTCCGTAGGTATTACGCCGCTATTCCGCTTGCGATAGACCTTGAGCTTACCGCCGTCGTGGGGGTCTGCTTCAACCTTGAATTCATAACGAGGATTCGCAGAAGAAAGCTTTTCTTTAACATAATCTGCCGCTTGTCTTCCTCTTTCATCAGGAAGAAATCTTGCAGCCCCCGTATCTTCCCAACCGGAAAGATCAGATTCTTTCTGTTCGGCAGGCTTCGCAAGAGCGTCATAACGCTTTTTGAGTTCGTTATAATCCATGCCCCACGACTTGGCAAGACGTTTCAGCCGTTCTTGCTTCAATTTATCTGAAATGGGCTGTGCAATTACGCCCTGAAGTTCAGCCTGAATCTTCGCGTCGTCGGGCTTTTCGACTTTAGCTTGAGCCCCCTGTTCAGCTTGAGCCCCTTGTTCCGCTATCGTTTCAGCCTTTTCCCCGGCGTTCTGCTTCTTGATCTCTGCCATGATCTTGACGGCTTCTTCCCGAAGATCACCGAGGTTATCAAACATCTGTTTCGCTTCCGGCGTACCGATTTCTTTCAGTTTCTTGCGGAGAGTTTTGATGAAGTCCTCAAGAGCAGTAATGAACTTCTGCCCCATCCCGGCTTCCATCTTTTCAGCGCGAGACGCAACATCACGCCAAAACTGCGGGTCTTGCCACATGCGCCCGAACTCATCCGCGCTGATCTCTTCAAGGCCGTGTCCTTTCCCCTGCCCCGCATCATCATACTGCTTGTCAACACGTTCAGATGCTTCCTGTCCAGCCGCGTTGATGCCCTGCCGGATAAGCTCGTTGAAACGGGAAATAAGATCGCCGTGCTTCTTGTCGAGAAAGTGTTTGAACTCGTGACCGAGAAGCTCCATAACACCGCTTTCAGGATCCTTGCGGTTAAGCCAAAACTCGTTGTTGTCCTGGTCGTACCATGCGTCTGCCTTGACTTCCGTTCCATCCGCGTTCCGTTTGATTACGCGATCCGGCGCATTTTCTTCGTCAAAGAAATGCAGATTGATTCCAAGCTCCTTTGCGACGGATGCCGCAAGCCGCACGGATGCCGGAAGCGTTTCGTCTTTCGCCGGGTCAACGGAAATAGTCTCTTCGCCCTTCTTCGCTTCTGCGGACGGAGACGGCGTAACGGTAATTGCAGGTTCTCCCGTAACCGGATTGACAACGGTCGTTCCGGCAGGCAAGTCAGTACCAGTCTTAGGAAGGATTTTTGCCGCTTCCGGGGTAATACCTTTATTCTTTGCGGGGGTCGTTTCATTCGCGCCCCCGCGAGAAGTCATGGAATCTACAGCACCGCCAAGACCGCCGAGCGCAAGACCGCTCCATGCACCACCGAAGAACGTTTCACCGACTTCTTCCCACGACGGAATCTCGACACCTTCCTGTGCCGCACTGCGAACAAGGCGATCCCAAAAATCCTGTGAGACTTCTTCCGCACCTTCTGTAAAGAAGTTCTTTACGGCCTCTTTCAAGACAGTCTTTCCGAAACCTTTTGCCGTATCCTTTACAGCCCCGGTTGCAAGCTTCTTCGCAATTCCCGTAGCAAGCTGTTCAGGACCGATAACGGATTCAATCAGAGATTCGCCAAACGCGGAAAGGAAAGCAAGCCCCTTTACCGTAACTTCGTCCTCATCCGGCATCGCATCCCGGTATTCCTGTACGCGATCACCGTAAATCTGACCGAACATCATTGCGGTACTTGCAGCAACGCCACCGGGACCACCGCCAAGCGCACCGCCGACAATAGCGCCACCCAATGCAAGCGCACTCTGCGCCGTACCACTACCGATCGTACGGGCAATGTCTGTCGGGTTAAGGCTCATCGCCTTGTAGCCGGGATAAGCATTGTACTGCTGATTGCGGAGCATTACGTCTCCGAAATACTCCTTCATGCCCTCATAGCCCGTCAGCTCCTCAATCGTCGATCCAACACCACGCCCGACACCGAGAGCCGCACCAGCAAACGCCTGTCCGTATTCTGTAACAATGCCGTCCTTTTCAGGATCGACTAAGCCTAACCGTTCCCATCTTTTGAAGCGGTCTTCGCGTCTTTTATCGGACAGTGAACGCCAATCAACAGGCGCATTGTTTATATTTTCATTGAGACGATCGAGTTCATCAAACGGCATTTTTACTCACCCCTTCCACGACGAGACAGAGTTTCGTTGTTCTCGGCTATTTTCTTATCGTTCTTCTTCTTGGTATTTTCAGCATCACGACGTTTCGTCGCGGCTTCGAATCCAGCTCTGAACGATTCACCGGAATCTTCATACGGCCCGTGATAGTTGTTCTCCCAATCCTCTTGAGCGGTCTTTGCCTCTTTCGCCTTTTGTTCGGACAACTCCGTCTGATTCTTTCTCGACTTGTTATCCCGAACTCGAATAAGATTGTTTACAGGAGAATAGAACACATCAGAATCAAGGCCTATTTCATCCATAAGGATCTTCCAACTGTTCTCAAGCGTTTTCAGTCCATTGTCGGAAACAGAACCAATGTTGGTAACGCCTTCTCTACGCATTACCTCTTTCCGATCATCTTCATATTCTTTATGTGCTTTGTTCAGCTTCCATTGATCTTCTCTCGAAAGCTTCTCAAAAGGTTTTCCATACATGAACTTGAAGTTGTCGTAAGTATCTCGGTCCAGTTCACCGACCTCATCATCGTCCTCTTCACCGCCGTTTTCGCCGCCTTTTTCGCCATCACCGAACCAGTCAGCCCCCTTTCCCTTTGCGGCTTTCCCCGTCTCCTTAATATTCTGCGCCGCGCTCTTCACGTTTGCGCGGACAGCCTGTAATGCCATTTCATTGTAGCGGTTGTCAAGGTCTTTTCCGAGAACATCATTCTGACGGCAAAGTTCGCCAAACTCCTGTAAGGACAGAATACGTTTTGTTTTTGAATCCACAATCGACGCGCCCGCAATGGTTGACGGGTCATTCGGATCAATGCCCTGAATGGAGTATCCGAGCAGACGCATTGAATCAAGACAACCTGCAAGCTCGTCAACTCTTGCTTGAAGCGGAAGAGTAGAATCCCCGAAATCGTCGTATGCCTGTCTCAATCTCGCCCAGCCCTGCTGTTCCGGGGTAGCCTTGTGTGTAACACCGTCAACCATTTCTTTCGCGTCAGAATAGCTTCCGAGAACCTTTGCGAAGTTCCCGGTATATTTTCTCGTCAGCATCCTGTCTGCGCTTCCAATGGAATTTTGCAAGCTACAGGCATCATGGGCAAACTGCTCTTTGTTCATGTTCTCGGAAATAATCTGCCCCGTCATGTGCATAGATTCTTGCGTAACGGGGAAAGGATTCTCTTTGCCCATTTTGAGATAGAGGACACCGTTGTCAATGTATGCGTCCCAGCCCTGCTGATTCAGCTCGCTGTCGATTTCATCAAAAGCATCCTTGTCTCCCTGCCCGATCTGCATAAGCTTGCCCAAGTAGTATTGAGCTTTAATCGCCGTCTGAACGGCGGGAGAATTTGCAAGGGCGGTGATTTCCGGCAGGTCCATTGAACATTGCGGGTCCTTCGCAAAATAATTGATGTAGTCCTGTGTCACGCTTCCGACGTAATCATTCTGCGCTTGCCGCCAAATCATCTGTTGTGCGAAACGCGCCTTGTCTCGTGCAAGCTCGTTGTTTGCCGTCGTTGCCTCGTACCCGGTTTCACGCGCCTTTTTCGCTTTGTCAGAACGATACTCATCACGCTTTTCCTGTTCAAGCTTTTGTGCGTCTTCCCTGTACTTCGCGTTATTTACAAATTCGGTGTTCTGCTGATCCTGTGCCTGCCTTGCAAGTTCGCGGGAACTCTCCCCGGCAAGAAACTCTTTCCCCTGCTGTAACGCGACATTTCGTGCCATAGTACGGGCATCCTGCGCCTCTTGAGACGTAAACTCATTCGACCGCATAAGAGCCTCTTCATAGCCAGCACGAGCCGCCTTGCTTTGAAGCTGTCTCGCCTGATACTCATCCGTATTGACCATCGCCTGTAACGCACCGCCGAGGATAGGATTGCTACGAGCAAATCCATCAACCGCGCCCTCTGCGCCACGGGCGAGAATATCCATGAAACCGGATTTCTTTTCTTCAAGAGTTTTTTCTTCGTCAGCCATGATTCACCCCCATTAAGTGAAGTTCGACATAAGACGATCAAGCTCTGCTTTCGCGTCGGGAGCCTGAACCTGCGGAGCCTGCGCCTCTTGCATCTGCAACTGTACCGGCTGTGCCTTGCTGTATTCCTTTGACATAATGGCTTTCCCGGTCTTGTATGCGGCATCTCCGAGATTATCGGAGCTTGTGATCCCGCCGCTTGCTTCGTTCCATGCGTTAGCCAGCATATTCTTCCCGGCATCAGCCGCGCCACCGATAAACGCTTTCCCTGCGGTTGCCGCGCCCTGCGCCGCATTGCCCATAGCACTCCCGACAGCAGACGCGCCGGAAGCCATACTGCTTCCCGCCTGCGCTAAAACACCTGCCATACCGCCCATAGTAAGTCTCCTCAAAGGTCATAACGGAACTCGCGGCATGAATACGCCATTCCGTTTTTCAAAAATAGTTTGTCTTGCTGAATACCGTTGTCCCGGCATCCGAAACGTTTTGCGAACATCCGCGCCGCCCGGTTGCGGTCCGGGATATACCCGATCACGCCTTTCATGTCGGGATTCTGCGCGATACCTTCTGCCAAACAAAGACGCGCACAATCCATTGTGTCAATGCCACGGTCGAACGCGAAATGAACCTCGAAATACTGATCTTCCCGCATCCACCCGAAACAACAGCCGAGGAAATCTTCGGCCTTGTCTTCCTTCACGTTGAACACGCCGAATACCTGTACCTCGCCCGTCTTGATTCCGTCCATGAGAAGATAGACCATATAATGGTTGGAAAGGAACCGTTCGTCCATCGCGGCGCGGATATAGTAATCCTCGAACCAGTTTGAAATGAACTGGAGCGTGTTGTTTGTTCCGGGGAGACGTTTGCAGATATTCATTTGAAAATACTCGCGTTCCAGCCCTTGCCGCTCGAACTGCTTCTCGATTCGGATTTGCTCTGGCTCTGCCCTGCGGATTCGCTCGTGCTTTCGCTCTGCGACTGCGAACTGCTGTAGTATTCTGCGGAGTTCGTAGTCTGCGGCATCATCGCGCCCATCGTATTCAGGAGATTCATCTTGTTCTGCTGTCCCTGCGCCAGCTGATTGTAATACGCCTGCGCGAGACTGCTGGAACGCGCACGGTTGTTTGCCGCCGTCATAGCGGCCTCTACGCCCGTCTGACTGCCTTTCAAGCCCTGCTGTGCAAGAGCCTGTTCCGTCGCTTTCTGCGCCGCATTGTAGGACGTGTTGATCGCGTTCGCATTTTGCGCCATGCCCGCGTTGAACTCTTTCGTGCCAGCGGAATTCTCCGCGATGCTCTGCTGTAACTGCGGGAAGAAATAGTTGTTTGCCATTTCCCGGCGCTCCTGAAGGATGCCGAGCTGTTCGTTGCTCAATTCGCTTGCCCGCGTCCCGGATTCGCTATACGAATTCGAAAAGGCCTTGCTGAAATATTCGCTGATACTGTCGCTCCACCCGGAGCTTTGACTGCTACTTGACTGCCCGCCTGCGCTTCCCATAAGCCGCACCTCGTATTGTTGTGTTGTTCATATATATGTAACGTGCGTACTCTGTCGTTCGCACTTGTTATTCGTCCGTCCAATCTTCGGAAAAAGATACGGTACTCCCGTTGAACACCGTCATAACCGCCGCTTGCGCTGTTCCCGCCGTAACAGCGTATGTAGCCGCACCAGCGGACACCGCATAAGCAACCGTTCTCTGCGCTGTGCCGGACGAGCCGACAGATTCAATCCCGCCCGCCCGGATTTCACGCCGGAGCGTATCTATCTGCTGGTCGATGTACCGCTTTGTTTCCGGGTCAATCATAAAGCACCTGTAACTCCTTGATGCTTCCGGTTGATTCAAGTGAGACGGAAAGATAGTGTCCGACAGAATGAAGCGGGAGTTTGATTCTCTGTTTCCCTGCCGGAACTGAAACAGGATCATTCCAAAGAGGAACACCGTCAACAAACGCATTGAGTTGAACCGCATCTTCGCAGACGATATAGACCTCGCGGTAGATCTTCACGCCGCTTTCATTCCCGCCGATATACGGGGAGGAATACTGTATCGTCATGGGGTCTTCGCTTCCATTGTACTTGTAGCATCCCGCCGCATCGTGCAGATAGAACACACCGCTTCCAACATCGAACCACGCGTAATCGTAGGTCATGCCGAACTTGTAGAAGATGCCGCCGTTCCGAATATCGTAGATGATGGCATAACGACGGAGGAACAGATAGTAGCGGTCATTGTACGTCGCGGCATACTGAACGGATTCCTGAAGCCCGTCTGTCTTGATAACGCGGTAACTCGGAACGGAGATCGTGTTGCCGTCCCAAATGCAGATGCCGTCGTTGCTCAACCATACCGGAGCATTGTTCAGCATAGCGATACTGCGCCAGCTGATGCACCCGTGATTGCCGGGAATGTAGATCTTCTGAACCGTTGACGGATTGTCCGCGCCGATCACGCGGTACGCCTTGTTTCGGGTAAAGACAAGAACGCCCATGAACTCCGGCGTAATCCCGGTGATTTCATCGTCGAACGTGATGAACTGCGTTACAGGCCAAGCGTGCGGATTTCCGAGGACAGAGAAATACAGGAGCGGTCCTTGTGCAAGAAAGAATACCCCGTTGTTTTCGCAGAGATACTTTCCAGCATCGGGCGGCGGGTAGTTTTCTTCCGACGTAAGCGGGTTCTGTAAGACCGCCGTTTCATCCGGCATGGAATCATCAAGATAGCCGCCGCTCGTGGTGATTTGCCCGACCTCGAAGAAATCCGCGCCGTGTTCCATCGTGCGATAGACTTTCGCGTATTCGATATTGGTATCCGTCCATGATACCGTAACTCTCGGGCTATTGTCCTCAAGCGTCGCGCCGACTTCGTATTCCGTCAGACTTCCCGGCGCACTCTCCCAGCCGTTCTCCGTAACAAACGTAACGCAGTATTTGTATTCCCCGGTAAGACTGCCGGAGCGAGTAAAATCAATCTGCACGTTGTTTCCCGTGCCATACGTCGGGTACGGAACGCCGAGGAAGTTTTCAGGATCGCCGCCGTAGTACGGAGCAGTCGCCGCCCGGTTATTGCTCCAGTAATGCCGCCCGTTGTACTTGATTGCACTCCGGTTATGCCCGCCGTAGTTGCCGTAGTATTCCGGCGTGGTTCCCGCCAGTTTCAGCGGACGCTTGACGGGAACAAGTTTCCCCGTGCTGATATCCGCGTTGACTAGCTTCGCCGCGATATTCGATTCGAGGAGCAAGGGATGAATCCAGTCGTTCATCCCGCCCGTAAAACTGTTGCAAGAAAAGATTTTCATGGTCAAGTCGTTTCGTTAATCCTGTCCGACGCTCGTAACGGAATGATCGTACATGATAAGCACACTTGCCCCCGTAGGCGGCTGGGAAATCATGAACCGCCAGCCGGACGACATAGGATAAGGAATGGTAACGCCGCCGCCACTCGTGCCGGATGCAAACTGGTACAGCCCCATAGAAACGGTGTTATAGGTAGGGGGATAGTCGTGATCGGGATCATCTTCAGACCAAGAAGGAATTGAAACCGCCATTTGGCAACATCCGCTGTACTGGACACCTTCATTGTAGAAGCTGATGCGGAGATAGCCGTTCGCGTCAGCTTGGTACTGTACGCCAGCACTCAAACGGTTGTTATATGGATTTGCAGTTCCAAATGCGAGATAATCCGGCGCGATGAATCCAGCACCGCCACCACCACCGGAAGAAAGGGCGGCATCGACGGCAGAGCTGATAACCTGTGCTTTCGTCGCACCGCCAAGATGATTTGCATACGTCGCGTTCGTCACGGAATTGCTGCTTGCAAGCGTCAAAAGTTGTGCGGCAGTCTTCGTTCCGTTCCCATACACAAGAGCGCCCGCGCTGGAAGCGTATGCAACCGTGTTACTGCTTGCCATGACGAGGAGTTCTTCTGCTGTCTTCGTTCCGTCTCCATACACAAGAGCGCCCGCGCTGGAAGCATAGCCCGTGCTGTCTGTGTATCCTGCACTGTCGGCATATTGAGCGCTTGAGAAAGTATCACTCGAAAAACCGGAAATATCCTCGACCGCATGAGAATGTACCAGTGCCGCCTTGCCGCCGAGAGCATCCACAAGCCCGCTTACCGCTGTCATGGAATGAGTGTGAACGAGGTCTGCTTTCCCCGCAAAAAGAGAGGCGTGAGCGTTCGCGTCGCTCATGTGATCGTCTACATAGTCCCGGTAGATGCTCTTCATGTTCTGATGCTTGCATCCGGTAAAAGTACAGCTCGTGAAGAAAGCGTTTGCGGATTCCGTATAGAGCGCATAGTCGTTCGCGCCGCTGGAAGATTCAAAGGCGATATGTTCAATGGCGCAACTCGGAGAATGGATAATGGCAATGCCGTAGTGGTTGTCCGTGAAGATCACCTTGCCGTAGCCGCTGGTACTGCGCCCGTCACCGATGATACGAACGATGCTATGGCAGTTCTTGATACGAAGAACTCCTTCCGGTGAGAACGTGCCGTTGTCGTGAATGTCGCACCCGTTCAGGTCGATGATGAGAACGCCGTTATAGAATCCCTGAAATTCCAGCGGAGCCGTCGCAACATTTACGTCTCCCTCTTCCGGGAACTTGAACGTCAGAGTATGCCCGCCGAGGTTGCGGAACTGTGCGCTGATTAACGTCTGACGCGTCGATGCCGTCTCAAGGACAATCGTCTTATCCGCGCCCATGCCTACACCGTTCTGCTCGGCAACATTCTGAATATCGTCGTGAAGAACCTGAATGGCGCTGTTGACGTTCTCCGCTCCGTCAACGACAGCACGGGCGGCCTGCGTAAGCGGAATGTGCGACGCGTTCAGTTTCGTAATGGTATGGCTGTCACCGTTCAGATCGACAAATTCAGTCTGCGCGTTCGTGCCTTCCGTATCAAAGTTGATATCCTCTTTCCCAAGCAGACGCGTTTCGAGTTCGTATTCGCTCATGGAATCCTCCGGTTAATAAAATTTTGCTTCGCTACGGGTACGCGGAGTGGAACGCAGAACGTTCCCGATACGCGCAACACGTTGACGATATTGGAAATAGAAAAGACGTGCTTTGTTCTCGTCCTGAAAATCGCTGTCGATTGTGTACGCCTGATAGACGGCATGGTACACAAGAGCAATGTAATCCTGTATCTTGTCAAAGGGAATCGACCGCACATAGACGGCATCCCCGATAAAATCGTATTGCCGCACGTCGGCAGAAATCCCGTACCCGCGATTTGAAACCGGAGTTCCATAGCCGGGAAAAGGCGTGATCCCGTATGCGCTGTCCGAGACGAACTCAACAACATTCTCCCGGTCATAAGGATTCGGGCAAAGGCGGTATCCACCGATGCTTTCCAAGTCCTCATAGATGTACTTCGGATCGCCCTTGACATTAATGTAGTCGCCGTATTCCGCATTAATGCCGTCTACGGAATTCATCTCAACATGGAATCCTTTGTCGTTCCATGCCGCGACGAGTTCTATATAATCATGCGGGAGTTTCCCGATGCCGGATTCATTCACAAAAAAAGGGAACGCGCCCCTGTAAAGCGCGGTATCCTTGCAATAGGTTTTCGCCGCCGTGTCGAGCATCTTCAAGAGTTCGGAATCGTCGAACACTTGTCCGTCCGGGGCATGGAGAAAGGCACGAATAGTCTTCAGATAGTTTTCTTCGGTCATTAGAAGAATCTCCCCCGGTGTATGCTCTTGTTCTTCATTCCGCGCTGAACAAGGTTTTCCTGATTCACGGCTTGAACAAACTGGTTGTAATAGACGGATGCAGAAGGATTGCCGTCTATCATAAATGCTTGAAACAGGCTATACAGTTCAATCGCCCGGACGTTGTTTGTCTCCACCTTGTCTTTCTGCGGAAGCCGCTGATAGAACAGCGTACCAACCGGAGTAAGGCTTACTGGAAGAACCGGGAACAGACGGAGCTTGCCGCCGCCGTCAAAGTCCGTAATGATAGCCTGTAGAAAATCTCCTGTCTGCTTTCGGAAGTCCGGGTATTTGTCATGGATGTTGCGCCAGCTGTAAAACGGAACCTCGAACCCCTTTGTGTCAATGAATTTGACAGGAGCAAGAAAATCGTCGGGAAGAGAGAATACGCCATCTTCCGAGGAGTGAACGGGTACGCTCCCAACAAGCGAACCGCTCAAAATGGCGTATTCTCGTTGAGCCTCGTTGATTGCATAATCAAGGGCGGTATCGTCCCATACCAATCCGAGAAGATCCCGGATTGACTTGCGGACAAGTTCCCGAATGGAAGTAAAGGCCGATACCGCCATGATCGCACCATCAGCCCGCGTTCATGAACATGTCAACGGGGATGTACTCGGCAATGACGAGCAGTTTCACAGCCGTCAGAGCCGCCGTGCCGACAGTCATTTCAATGGTCGTGCCAGCGGTCGCGCTGTAGGCAAGCGTCGCAACGGCGAGATTGTGGACGAATCCAGCCGCAAGGTTCGCTTTGCCGATTGCACTGCCGACAGCCGTCGCGGTTTCCGTGCCGACTTTCGCCTTGAAGGTGACAGTCGCGGCGCCGCTCGAGGTCGTGTTTGCGAGAGCAATGACTTTCAGGCCGACGAGCGCGTTGCCAGCCGGAATCACGAACAGGTCGTGCGTGTCGGCGGCAAGGATGCCGCTGTTCTCGGTGCCGTCGAGGATGTGCGCTTCGGAGCGGATGTAGTTCGTCTCGCTGTTCACGCCCTTGACGATGGTGTCTTTCGTGGTAATGTCTGCGGATGCCATAGTTCATGTCTCCTTTCGTCAGACTTTGATAGCGCAAGGAATCTGCGCGATATTCAGGTCCACACCATCAAACGTCAGCTTCTTGATGCCGCGGATTTCGTCGGCAGCCATCGAGAGGTAGCGCTTGTGGTCGAGCAGTTCTTCCGTGTAGTCCAGCGGCTGGGCATACGCCATCAGAGCGGATTCAGCACCGAGAAGCAGGTTGCGGGCAATCTTGAGAGTGCCGCCCGAATTCGTGTGCGTCTTGATGAAGTTCGCTTCCTTGATGATGATGTGTTCCCAAACGCCGATAGCGCCGGTGGCGATCGGGTCACCTTCGAGGCTTCCCTTGCCAGTCATGGCGGCGAGAGCGCGTTTTTCCCAGCGGGCATCCTTGCGGAGGTCGATAGCGGCGCGGGGATGGAGAACGAGCATGTAATACTCTTCACCGTTCTTGGCGCGGATCGGGCGCATGGCGTACTTGGAATCGGCGGTCTTCGCAAAGTCCTGAAGCTGGTCGAGAATCGCGGTATTCATCGTGTCGCTGGTCTGCATCGCGCCGAGGAGCGCGGTAGCGTCGGAATTGGCGGCGGTGACTTCGACCGCATCAAACGCGGAACCGTTCCAGTCGCAACGGAGGCAACGGTGATTGCCGTTGACAGCATCCTGCGTTTCGGCGGCGGCACCAGTGATGTACGTCGCACCGTCAGTGTTGAAGCCGGAGAGCGTGTCGATAATGTCGATTTCCGTCTGATTGCGGAACCACTCGGCAAGCTGGTGCTTGTATTCGGCGCGGAAGTCCCAAATCGTGCGCTTCTTGGTCATTTTGCCCTTGACGGCAAACGCCTGCGTGATCTGGTCGATCTTCATGTCCATGTAGAATTCGTCCACGGTGTTTTCGTTGCCGATCACGGACTTGTTCTGTCCACGGATTCCTTCGCCACGGAACTGCGGGATGAAGTGGTAGCGTCCGGTGTCGCCCGAATCGCGGCCTTTGAAACACTTGTCGTCGATGATGATGGGCTTGCCGGAGCCCTTCTTGCCCATCATGTTCGTGAAGAACATTTTGAGCATGTACTCGCGGTAGATTTCAAGCGAATGCTTCAGGGGGGTTACCGCCTGACCCGTCCCACGGATAAAATAAGCCATAGTAGGCCCCTTTCAGGTTTACCCGAATAGAGCGTCCACGAAGCTTCCGTTCCATTCCGGGGGAGATTCCGTGCCGTTGTTTTCGCTGTTCAGCATATCAAGGCCGTCCTTCCCCGTAGGTTCGTCGGGATCGTAGTCAAACTCATCTTCGGAATTGTTGTTGTTTTGCTTGGCTTTCAGCAGATTTGCCTTGTACGCCGCAGGGTCACGCTGGAACTCGATAATGTCGAGCTGCTTTTTTGCGAACTCATAAGCGGAAGCAGGGGATTTGTCTTTGAGTTCTCCCCATTCCTTGATAACCTGCTGATTTCCGGTTTTGGGATCCAGTAAAGGCGCGAACTTCTCGTACATAACGTTCTCAAAGTCCGGGTGTGCCTTAATTACAGGAGCCGCCGCCGCGTCCCAAACGGACACGGCCTCTTGCTTCTTCAGGTCGTCTTGCTCGGCTTGCTGTCGCGCAATGTCCTCGTCAGCCTTTTTCAGACTGCTTTCGAGTTCTTTTTCGCGCGCGGTATCGTCCTCGCTGAACCAGTCGTCCTCGTTCTCCTTCTTTGCCTTGAGTTCGTCCAGCTCCTTTTGCAGAGCGGAACGTTCAGTCGTCGCCTTGTGCATCGCGGCCTGTGTGTCGTGAAGACGCTTTTGGAGATTTTCGACTTCCTGTTTCAGTTTCGCGGAATCCACTTCCTCCGCTTTCGCGGCGGGCTTGTCTTCCTTGTTCCCGTCAACTTCACCGTCGCTGGAATCATCTTCCAGTTCATCGTCGCCGTCGTCCTCAATCGAATCGTCCGATGTTTCATCAGACGGGATTTCGTCGCCGTCGCCCTTGACGTTTTCCGTTTCCTCGCCAGCTCCAGTTTCATTCTTCGCGTCGTCTTGGGAATGGGGAGTTTCTTCCCCGCCAAACACCGCGTCAACGAAACTTTCCTGATCCGATACCGTTGTTGCCATGTTTTCTCTCCTCCGAATCCGGCTTTACACCGGGGGATTTGGGTTAGGGTTAGCAGGTGCAGTAGCTTGAGCCTGCGCCTGATAGAAGTTCTCAAGTTCGAGAATCAGATCTTCCTTGTTCGGCATATCCGACAGCATAATCATCATCTTGCCCGCTATCGGTGCCGGGATAACATTGGATTTCAGAATCTCGCTGAAGATCGTAAGCTGTCTGTCTCTCATGGAGTTGAACGGAGGCACTTTCTTCAGGATCACGTCGTAGTAGAGCGTATCTTCGATCTTGTTCAGAATCGTAACGACGTTACCCGCCTCGTCTCTCTGCGGAAGATTGAACTCGTAATTATCGGTAAGACCGTTAGGCTGGGTGATACGGACGACGCGGTAATCGGTATAGAACTTGCCGATAAGCCGGAGAAGCACGAGCGCCATACGCTGTTTGGAGAAATACATGTTCTCCAAGATCGTTGTCTGCATCGCCGCGCCCTGATTGATGCGCGTGTTCTGCATCACGCCGCTTCGCTCGTTCGTGCCGCCAAGCCCCAGCATGGAATCATTCACACCGGAAATGCGCTGTTCCGTCTGCAACAGGAAATTCAGGTGGTTGCTCATATAGGAAAGATCGCGGTACTTGTCGTCCACGCGCATCTTCGATAAGCCGCCGTCGTTCAGGATTGCAAGGCCGTCCGGCTTCTGCATTTCTTCCCGGAGAACATCTTCGTCGCGCACTGCGCCCTCTTCGACAATGACGCGGTTTGCCGCCACCGTCCAAAGGAATTTACTGTTGAGCTTGTTGATCTGATCCTGAATATCCACAAGATCACGGACAATGCCTTTCGGCCTGCCGTGCCTGTCGCGCATACAGTAAATGGGAACAAGCGGGATAATGTCGATGCCGAGCGGGTTTTTGTTCTTCTCGTCGTCGTCCGCGCTACCGACAAGGATAACCTCGTCCGAGAAAATGACGTGATGCACCTTGTTCTTGAAGATCTTCTTGTGTTCTTTCTCTCCGGTAACCTCGTTCAGAATCTCGACGGATTCCTTTGTCGGTTTGGTATACCAGCACTCGCAGACCTTGACGCGCTGTGTCTTCGGGTCGTAATACCATTCGTCGCCGCGATCACTCGCTTCCATCTGCGCTTCATATTCCTGACCCTTGTAGTCGTCGTCAAAGACGGAATCAATCTGTTCTTCCTTGTCGGGGAACAGAGTTTTCAGAACGTCGCGGTCAATCCATTTGATCTTGATGATGAATCGAGCATCGGACGCGTCCGGCTTCCGGCTGTACGGATCAAGGTACACGTTTTCCCACGGGACTTGCTGGACGCGCACAATATCCTTGCCGCGTTCGTCCGTCTTTACCGACGCTTCCAGCCAAGACCTGCCGCCGATTGCCGCCTCTTTGAATCCCTGTGAATGGTAGTATTCAAAATTGCACTCGTCAAACACATGCTTCAAAAGAGCGGTAAGGAGCTGTGCCATATTGTCGTCGGATTCTTCACGCCCGCACACCTGAATATCGCATCGACGTTCCACCTCTTGGGCGCAAACCATGTCGATAGTCGGACGAATCGTATTGATAACCGTAGGCTGTTGCCCGCGCTCCTCAATTGCCGCTTTCTCGTCTTCCGTCCACTGTTCCCCGTCGTAATACTCGAAGTTCGTCTGATTCTCACGCCGCCAAACTTCCTCGAAACGCTGTGCGCTCCGAAGCCAACGGTCAAATCTGTGTGTGATTGGAGATTCGTAACTCATGTGATCCTCGTGAAAAAGTCTCTATAAACCCCTGAAGTGCGTACTCCCACAGTCGCATTATCGGCATTTCCAGCTCCGAATCGGCTGTTTTTTCTTCTTTTTCGCCGGATTGTTCGACGACGAATAATTGTAGGATTCCCGGAAGATGTCGTAGTCCTGATAGAACGTCGTGTTCAATGCGTCGGCAAGGTTCGGGCTTTTCAATCCGCGTTTCTTCATGTCGTCTTTCGATTCCGCGACGACCTTTCCGTTTGCAATCTTGTATGTCGGCTCCAGCAGTTCTTCCCGAAGCTTCTTCCAGTATGCGTTCTCCGGCAGTCCCGAAAAACCGACTGGCCTTGTCCGAAAATATTTCCGGCTCTTCCACCAAAGCCAATCCCGGAGTGTTTTACATTCGCCGTCCTTGTCTTCCGGCGCACGTTCCGAACAATGCACCTTGATTGCCGGGTATCCGATTTCCCCGCGATACATGGCATGACGGAACATATCGTAAAGACCTGCACCTACCCCTACTGTGTCAATATGCGCCACATCAACTTTCCATTCATCCCAGAGGACGCGCAGACGGTTGAAGCTTTCGACAAGATCAAATCCGTGCCATGATTCCGCGTGCAACACCTGATCCCCCTGCCGTATCACAACACCAGTATCGTCTTCTCCGGTCCATGCCGGGTCAATCCCCATGCGCCGCTTGTACTTGTCGTTCTCCTTACCCGCCGTTTTCTGAAACACATCCTGCATCCAGCGATCCTCAATAAGCTGATCGCTACCGATATTCGCAAACTCGCCCAGGACACGAATCCGGTAGACGTTACTGGTAAGGCCGTACTTGTCGCGCATGTTCTGTACCCATTCGCGCGTCTGCCGCCCATGACACCGCATTACCCGAATCTCCCCACACGGATCAACGTAGGTGTACGAATATTCCGTATCCGCAAGGCTGTTTTCCGAAGAAAAGCTCAACGTGAACCAGTAGCTTTTTGAATGAAAAACATTGTACATGTAGCCGCTTAGGCGCGTCGGGTTTCCCATCATAAGAGCGTAATTGTCCGGGTCACCGAAAGCCCCCTCCGCGACCTCGAAAATGCCGTCACGGATGCCGCTTCCCTCGTCCAGTATGAACAAAACCCGGTGGAATCCCTGCAAGGCGTCGTTGTTGTCGGCCCGCGCTGTTCGCAGAATCGCTTTCCAGTTCTCCGGGTGCATCCGATACCGCAGTTCGTCTTGCGTCGCCTCATACTGCCTGCTCATCCATTCCCATTTCCGTTTGTTCATGGAAACGACTTCAGGCCATACCACATCCGACAACTGATCCCCGGCAGGTCCGGTAATCGGAACACGCAACGCCCTTGTGTCAAGCCACCAGTTCGCAATCCACCCCTCAAGCCTCGTCTTACCGATTCCGTGCCCAGACTTCACCGCGACAAAGTTATGATGCTGAAACGCTTTCAATATCTCTGCCTGCTGGTGTGTCGGAATGTCACCGATACACTCGATCACATACGCCAGCGGATCACGATACCAGCGCTTCAACCAAAACGCCATACCGTCACGGAGCTGTTCGATTTCGCCCTTAGATGCCATTGTTACACTTTTGGTTCACTATGGTTCAAAATGTTACACTTTTAACTTGCCGGTAACTTGCTGGAGTTGTTAAGTGTTGTTTAACTACTCTTGACAATCAAAGAGTTATAACTTGTCACAACTTGCTATTTCGCGCGGAACACCTTCATATCCTCAAGCATCCCCTCCACCTTCCGCGATATGTCCGAATACGCTTTCTCCGTGATCCCCCCGCCGTCCCCGAATCCCGGCAAATTCCCACGCGCTACCAAGTCACAGGCATACTCCACCGCGCTCTTGAAGATGCACTTCATCAGCTCCCCCAACTCGCACTTGTTCTTGTTGTGCTCCAGTATCTTCAGATTCATGTCGCGCTCATGCTCCGCTTTGCACAGTAATCCCCGGACGCGGTTCAAGTCTCCCGTCAAATCCGGCATCGACGGCATCCGCTCAAGGCACGACCGCAAAGACAATGCGTCCGCTTCCAACTCCCCGTCCGATTGAACATCTTTCGGCAACCTCGACGCAAACAGCTTCGCAAACGTCTCGCTGTCCAGCCCGCGTAAGAAATTCGGCCTCCTCCGCGCCTCATTCATCAACTCCTTCTGAAACAGCATCATGGCATTGCCGTCAACAACACCGCCATTCGGCTCCGCGACTACATCAACGTCCTTGCCGCCATTCTCAATCCGCGCCAACTTCTCCTTGATCGCGTCAATGACAAAGCCCGTCCTGTTCGTTGCATGCTCGTCAATCCGCGCAAGCAGTTCCTCTGATACCCTAAATGATTTGGATTTGCGTACCATTGTGCTACAGTTTCAATTTTTATGGTTGGGGGGAGTGGGGCAGAACGAGGGGAAGCGGGGCCCCGGTCGGGTCGCCACCCCCCGTACCCCTGACACCCGAACCATTACCCGTTTCCGCGTTCTCGTTACCTACTGACGGTAATACTTTACCCTCGTTTTGCGGCAAATGTGGGGACTTTTGCGGCGATTGACCGCGCATTGCCGTCCTCTTTGCCATGCTATCGACGATCTCGGCAGGCTTCAAAGGTCCAGCGGCAAGAAGGTCGAAGCCGCAATGCGGGCACCAGACGTGGAGATCGTCCGCGTCTTGATGCCCCTGCGCTCGTCCTTGCCCTTGACGGGAAGGACAGCAGATTGTTCCTTGCGCGACGCTGTAGAGTTTGAAAAGGATCGCCTGATAGACGCGATAAGGGACACGATTGGTAAGCCATGCGATCTGATTGACGGCGATCGTAAAGACGGCCAGCATCTGATAGCGGGAAAGACGGAGACGACCGATAGACTGATACCCGGCAGATCGCAGCATGTCGATGGTTTCTTGAAAGCGAAGGCCACGTTCTGTCACGATCATACTGGCATCCTCTCTTTTGACGGGTAGACGACCTTGCGGAGAATGGGATCACGTTTGATGACCTGCAAGGAGCGCTGGACTGTGCGAACATGCATCCGCAGGGAGACAGCGATGCGCCGCGTCTCGCCGGAGTAATAAGCGGGATGCGGGGAATGCTGGAGGCAGTGTAGGAAGACGGCCTGCTGTGCGGAAGTCAGGAGTGCGATGCTTGAGACAAGCGGGACGAGGTCCGAGGAATCAAGGGAAACGGTCATAGGCGGCTCCTTTCTGTTGGGATTACTGGTAATATACGGGAGATCGCGAACGTTTCAAGACGCCCGATTACTCATTATCTCACGTTAGCCGCACTTATGCGCCGTTCCTCTGAATACAGATATTTGAGACGATATTGAACTACTTGGAAATATGGGGAAAGCGGCCTGATTCTCCCTCACCTTTTTAATATAAGGACACACGCGATGCACATATGATAATATATCCTCTTATTTCTTTTCTATAGGATTTTTTCCTGTCTCCCCCCTAAAAAGTTCTACACGCATACAAAGAAGGATAAAAATCAAAGTGTCATGTCAAATATCACGTCTCGCATGTACTTTTTATCGCAAAACATGTACTTTTCGACAAAAATCACGATTTTTGAAAGAAATGCTCTTGACAAAGCGCTTTGAATGGAGTATAATATAATCGTTCGTTTTCTTCCCTCCATCACCAACCAACCGAAAGGACACCTCAAAATGAACGAAACCAAACTCAAGAACGTCAAACCCGGTGACTTCTTCACCCTCACCCCGCACGAGGAACCCACCGAAAGACAAGTGTGGGTCATGGACGGATACGACAGATCCACCCGCCAGTACGAAGCTCACAGATTCTCCGATGTGAACCACGGACTTGCCAACGGCGACGGCAACAGAATCGTGTTCGTCGGATTCACGTTCTGAACAGAAAGGAGCCCAGCAATGAAGTACATGGTCACCAGCATCTTCTACGACAACGGAGACACTTTCCTCTACCCGCCCGTCGAAGTCAGCGACACCGCACAGTCCAGCTTCACTTCCAAAGAACGCTGCGACGTGTATCAGGACATCTTCGACACCGAGGACGAAGCCTCCGACTTCTTCGAAGAAAACAGCCAAAACTGAACCAACCATAACAAAATCCCCCTCATCACGAGGGGGAGACAAGGAGATCACAATGAACAAAAAGAAACTCACTGAAGAAGCCCGCCTCGCCCTCATCCGCGAACTCACCCAAACCCGGAACTTCTGCGGCAACGAACGCCGCATCATGCGGGAATGGAAACAGGAGTACGAAATCTCCGATGAACAGGAATTCGAGATCTGCATGGCGGTCAACGAAGCTTGGGACAGCTTCACCACCAAAGGTTACTGCGCGTACTAATAGGAGATCACACCATGAAAACAATCAAGATCAACCCCGCCGCCCGGACCGCCGAATACGCTGAAATGACCAATCAGGAAATGATCAAGTATCTCGACGGGTATATCCTCGAACTCACCGACATGAACAACGGCCTCGGCATCCACTCCAACATGATGGCAGAACTCAAACCGGGCAACGTGTTCATGATCGACGGCAAGCGCTTCGCCGGGAACTGCGTGATGACCGGAATCAGCAAATGCGGACTGGCTATGGACATGCCGGACGACGTTTTCCCCGTGATCGACTGGAGGTAAGCCATGAAATACTACATTCTCTTCAATCACAAGCTCATGACGGCGAACGTCGAAACTCTTCAGAAAGCAAAGGAGATTGCCGACGAATGGGCACGAACGGAGAAATGGCCTAAAACTGGCCTGTTCATCACGGACGGAGGAGATCGCGCCCTGGTGATGCGAACGACACGCGAGAACCTGTACCACCCGCACAACCCCGAACCGGGACGCGACATTATCACATACCCTATGTCCGGCTGGTATCTGCGGGAATGGGAGGGTGGAGCCCGGTAACACTTGACAAACCGCTTTGTGTGTGGTATATTGAATGACCCAACACAAGGAGATCAGATGGATCCCATTTCCGAAGCCGCCGCCGCCCTCGGCAAAAAGGGCGGCATGTCAAAATCTGCTGCAAAGCTGGAAGCCGTCAACCGGAACTTGGAGAAAGCACGGCAGGCGCAAACCAGCGAACAGCGCAGTGCAGGCCAGCAGAAGATAGACCCGGAAGCCCGCCGCGAACGTGCGAAAAAAGCCGCCGCCGCAAGATGGGCAAAGAAGAACCAGTAACCAGCTCCCGAAAGGGAGCTTTTTTATTTGCGCTTCATCTTTTCCACCAGCTTGTTCAGACACCAGCCGATGCCGCACAAACCATAAAAGAACGCGACACACAGCGCGATCCCGATTACGGCATCTGCAAATGCGTCTCCCACCGGATTGTAGTCTGCGAGAATCATAGTTCGTCTCCTGAACTTGCCCCGTCGATCAGGCCGAGCGCATAGGCGATGACACGCGCCCGCTGGTCGTCGTTCATTTGTTCAAACAGGTCCTTTATATCTTTGATCGCCGTTTCCTTTTTAGATCGCCTGCGCGGAACCGAGACGGCAATCTCTTCCGAACTCACGCCCAAGATTCGCGCAATCGTGTTGAGCTGTTGTTTCTTTACGCCACGCCTGCCGGAAATCCAGCCCGCAAACGTGGACTGCTGGAAGCCATGCTGAATGGCAAAGTCTGTTTCAGATCTATATCCGGCTCCCGTCACGAGACGACGGACAAGCTCACCGCGTAGTTTATACATATCGTTTTTCTCCTTTGAATTCATATTAAAATACTCCATGTTTCAATAAAAAACAAGCTCAAATCTAACTTTTTTCGAGTTTTTTTGAGTTTTGCGTTTGAAATGCGTTTGAAACGTGGTATATTAAGGGTATCAACCTCAAACCGAGAAAGGAGAGACATGAAAACCGACAACAGATCGTTCCGAGTGCAGACTTACCTCACGTTTGAGGAGAAGCGCCAGCTCGAAAAGCACATCAAGGAAAACGACACGTCCGAAGCTCGTACGCTTCGCATCGCCCTCAAAAATTTTTTTGCCAAAGCCAAGCGCAAAACAAACGCAAAGGAGACAAAATGAAGACCTACACCGTAGAATTCATCATCAAGGACAAGCACTGCGGCGGGCTGTATGCTCTGCGGGTGGATGCCAAGAACGGACGCGATGCAATTGCACAGGTCCGGGACGCTGTTTACAAGCAGACAGGCCGGAACGCGTTCACGCCTCACGCTTACGCAGATCCGCACGACCCCGCAAAGGCTTTCACCGGTTTCCCGCCTGCTAAGCCCGGATGGACGCTCATCTAAGGAGATCACCATGACGAACTTCATCCGCATCATCGCCGCCATTATCCTGTTCGCCCTGCTCGCCGGACTGTACGCTTTCAACGAGTATCAGGGAATCGAGATCGAAAACGAGTATCAGGTCTACACCGGATGGGACAGATGACACAATCAACACTCGCTATCCTCGCGCTTGCCGACACGCTTGTAAAAGGCGGTCGGCAGGCCTTGATCCAAGACCTTGCCGACGAACTGTCAGCCCGCCGATACCTCACGACCGAGGATGTTGCGGACCGCTACAGCGTCAGCAAGGCTTGTGTGAAGAAGTGGCGCGAGACGGGAATCTTGATCCCGTCTTTGCGCGTCGCCAACGGCACAGTGCGCTACAGCCTTGCCGATTTGCAGAAATTCGAGGCCGCGAACGGAAAGGAGGTTAAAGGGAAGTAAGCGGTCAGATCACCCATCAACACAAAAACCATTAAGCAAAGGATTTTGCAATGGAACGCACACAGAAAGTAACGACAAGCATGTTGAAGTGTTTCCGTTCATGCCGCAAACGGTTTGAATTGGAATACATTCAGATGCTGAAGCCCGTTCAAACGCCGACAGCGCTTGAAATCGGGACAAATTACCATGCCGCAATCGAGTTGCTGTTAAAAGGCACACCGATTAACGACATCCGAAACACGATCTTCAACAAAGTCAACCCCGCACTCGACCCCGTTCAGGACGAGATCAACGCTTATATCGTGTGGAACATGGTGAAAGCGTTCAACATGGCTGCTGGATGGCGAGATTGGCAGATTCAGTTTGTTGAAAGGCCGTTCGAGGTCAGCACAGGCTATGCGAAGCGCCTGCTGGGAAAGATCGACGGCGTTATCACCGAACCGAATACCGGAGACTGGTTCCTCATCGAACACAAGACGACAAGCCAATGGGGAGTTGACGGATCCACATACCTCCACAACCTTTTGTGGGACGATCAGGCTACAAACTATCTGTACGCTTGGTCGAAACTGCTGGAAGACGGCCTGATTGAGGGTAAAGCAGTAAAGGGGATCTTCTATGTGATCGTCGAGAAACCGACGATTCGTCCGTACAAGGCGACACCGCTTGACCAGCGAAAGTACAAGAAAGACGGATCCTTGTACGCGAACCAGCACGAAGCCGACGAATCCCCGATTGAATACGGGAATCGCCTGCACGAATGGTACGTCACCGAGAACCGCGTTCACACCGAGTTCGTTTACCGGAACCCCGAAGAAATCAAGCAGCGCATTGACGACTTGAACCTCACGATCAAGGATATTTCCGTTTGCGAACGTGAGGGAACTTTCTACCGGAACCCGGAATCCTGCAAGATTTTGCCCTGCCCGTACAGGCCGAAGTGTTTGGAAAACAGCCCGGACACAGACTGCCTGTTCGTCAGGAAGCAGGCCCGCAACGAAGAACTCCTCACCGAATCCCCCGCTCTGCTTGACAATGCCGAGATTGACCCTCACAATGGAAAGGCATACTACAAATGAAACTCTCTGAAGCCCTGAAATCCAGCGGTGTTTCCGCTATCGTCTACGGCGAATCGGGCATCGGCAAGACGCATTTTGCCGGAACCCTGCCGGGAAAGACCCTGATTATCGCCGCAGAAGCGAACGGAATCAAAACGCTTGCCCGTTCTGCCAACGTCGCCAGCATCGACGTTGAATATCTGCCCGCGCCCGCCAACAGCATCGACGAAACCATGATGCTCTACAACAAATTCTTCTCCGACCTGATGCTCCGCGATCTTCCGTACGACAACATCGTGCTGGACAGCGCGACCGAGCTTGCCAACAATCTCCTGCTGCTGAAAGCGGATCCCGACAAGAATGGCGGGACCCCGACGATGAAGAATTACGGAGACGTTCAGTTCTCCATGCGCCGCTATCTCCGCATCCTCCGCGACCTCGCGGAAATGAAAGGCAAGAACATTGTCGTGATCGCGCTGGAAGCCGAGCTTGTCTTGTCGCAGAACTCCGACGTGCAGACCAGCAAGACGCATCCCGCTCTGTCCGGAAAAAAGCTGTCCCCGGAAGCCGAGGGGCTCTACGACATTGTGGCGCACCTCGAAAAGAAATCGGACGGGACCCGCGTGTTCAGGCTCGAAGGCAACGACAGCTTCGTCGCCAAAGACCGCTTCGGCAGGAAAGGCTGCCTTGCGGACGGCAAGACGCTCCTGAACCCGGAAACCCCGGCTCCTGAAAAGGCCGAAAAGAAAGGATAAGACATGGGATTCAATGTTACCTTTGACGCATCGCGCGTCTCCGAACGTCCCGCGTTTGATCCGATCACACCCGGCGAGTACACTGTCAACGTCGAAGAGACGGCAGAGAAAATCTCCCGCAAGTCCGGATCCGACATGGTTGAAATGAAGCTCAAGATCATCGACGCGAAAGACGATGTGAACAAGAAGTTCGTCGGACGCATCCTGTTCTACTACATTGTCAACGACGCGCGTGTGATGGACAAGATTCAGGAAGTCTTTGAATCTGCCGCACAGCCCGTACCGAAGCAGATCAATGCCCGGTCCTTTGTCGGCCTCGTCGGTGCAGTCAAAACCAAGTTGGAAGCCTACAATGGCGAACAGCGGGCATCCGTCGCCTACTGGTGCAGGCCGAAGCCCGGAGAAAAGCGCCCTGCGCCGCCTGCCGCTCCGAAGAACAGCGCCGATGACATTCCGTTCTGAACCGTAAACCACTATATCCCCCTCGCAAGAGGGGGAACAAGGAACATACAAGATGAATCTCCGAAAGTATCAGCAGGAGTGTCTTGATGCAATCGAAGAGGCCGGGGACGGCAGATGGTTGTGCCAGCTCGCTACGGGGCTCGGCAAAACGGTCATCTTCGCCAACATCCCCCTGCGCGGGCGCGAACTCATCCTTTCCCATAGGACGGAGCTTGTTCACCAGCCGTTAAAGTATTTCACCTGCCCGACAGCGGTTGAAATGGCAGACGAACGCGCGGCGAACAGCACAGCCCCGGTCGTCTCCGCATCGGTTCAGACTATGACGCGCCGAATGACGCAGTACGACCCGGCGACGTTCGACACGATCATCGTGGACGAAGCGCATCACGCCAGCGCGGATTCCTACCGGAAGATACTGGACTACTTCGAGCCGAAGCGCATCATAGGCTTTACGGCGACCCCTAACCGCGCGGACGGTGTAGGTCTTGAGTGCGTCTTTGAGAAGATTCTTTTCCAAAAGGATCTTCGCTGGGGTATCGAGCATGGCTATCTGTCGCCCATCACCTGCAAGCGCCTTGACATAGGCTATGATCTTGCGGGTGTTGCGGTCCGTATGGGTGACTATGCGGCATCAGACCTCGAACGCGTTTTGAACATCGACAGGTGCAACGATGCGATAGCCGAGGCCGTCGCAAACATCGTCGAAACACCTTGTTTGATCTTCGCGGTTGATGTTGCTCACGCACATGCCATAGCCGCCGCGATCAACAAGACGATGTGGAATCCGGCCTGCCCGAAAGGTGTTGCCCGTGCCGTCTCCGGTCAGTCAAAAGACCGGGACGAGCTGGTAGAGCAATACAAGGCTGGGAAGATCCCGGTCCTCGTCAACTGCGCCCTTTTCACCGAGGGGACAGACCTGCCGAACACGCGAACGGTCATGATCGCCCGTCCGACGAAGAGCACCACGCTCTATACGCAGATGGTAGGACGCGGGACCCGGCTTGCGCCCGGAAAGGAACGCTGTTTGCTGGTTGATTGCGTCGGCGTATCAAACAAGCCGCTCTGCACTGCTCCGTCCCTGCTCGGCCTCGATCCGCAGGATGTACCGCAGAAATACCGCAAGGACATTGAGGGAGATTTGCTTCTCGACATTCCGAACCTTGTTGCGACACGGGCAGACACGCCCGAATCGTGGATCAACATGGTTCACATCGTCGATCTTTGGGGCAGAGAGAATCACTACACGCTCCATGATGTGCGCTGGAACAAAAGCCCGGACGGAAGCATGTTTGTCTGCTATCCGAACGAGGACAACACGCGCAAGAAATGGATCAGGGTGACAGCCCCTGACAGTCTCGGCAATGCCGTTCTCCTTACCGATCACGGGGACAAGCTCGTGTCAAACGCACAGGAGTGTTACGACACGGCCTATGACATGCTCCGCTCGACAGCCGGGTATTGTGCCCCGCTCTGGCGCACGTCTCTTTCTTCCCGCTGGGGCAATCAGCCTGCCGGGGAGAAACAGATTGAATTTGTCGAGAAACTCGCCCGGAAAAAGAAAGTTGACGTTTCCGGTGTTCTCCCGAATCTCACAAAAGGTCAGGCATCCAGCCTGATAGAACAGCTTTTAGAAAGGTAACAACATGGGCTTCCTTGCAAAGAAAATCATTATCGACGTGAACGGGCTTCTGCTTGTTCAGCGTGAATACGACGAAAAACCGCACTCCCTTATCTGTCCGTTCCGGGCAGGGCATCACCACTGTGGGCAATGGTGTCCGCACTTCGGGGAACCAAGAAGACCGTATGTCCTTCCGTTCGTCAAGGAAGAGGGGGAAGAGGAAAAGTTCTTCGACCTTGAGCTGTCTTGCGGCTCTTCTGCCATCATCCGCGCAGAAGAAGTCGTCCGGCAAATCGATCACCTTGCCGAAATCCGGGGGATCATGGAGCCGCCGCAGGCCAGTTTCAAGGAAAGACTGCACAACAGAGCGGGTGACGAAGCATGACTACTTTTGCGAACCGAGGACGCGGACTTGAACACGCCGTCAAGGAGCTTTTCAAGCAGTATGAGAAGCTGGGGATTCATTGCCAGCAGAATCACCCGGAACAGCTCCACGACGGGACGCTCGTCAGGAAACACGGCTTTGATTTTCAGATCTTCCACAACGGCACGTTCTATGCGTTCGACTGCAAGGAATGTGCGCCGAAGAACTGGCCTTTGGACAAGGCGAAGCCTCACCAGTTGAAAGCCCTGCTTGATGTGGAAAACAACGGCGGGCAGGCTTTCTTCCTTGTCTACTTCAAGGCATCCAAACAGCTCGTCAAGTTCTCTGCCCGCATGATTCAGTATCAGCTTGCACAGAACCACAAGACCGTCTCGCCCGAAATGGGCGAGGCGACAACCATTGATTTGCTGGGAATCCGGGATAACAGACCATGCAGTCATTTGTGCCTACATTCGAGAAATGACGGCGATGGCGGCATGTTCTGCACGAAAAAGCTTTCTGATGTGCAACCCGGAAAACCTTGCCCGGACTTCAACCTCGTACCGTGGAGCGGAGAAAACCATGAGCAAACTTGAAGAACTGAAAGAAGAACTGGCAGAAATCGAGGACGAACTTGAATCCTTACGAGAAAGACGTTTGGAGATTGAGGACGAATTCGAAGAGTTCGAACGTTGCGAAAAGTACGAGCCTGCCGTAATCGCCGCTCTGAACCGGAACTATAACAAATGGTGCAGCAAAGACTATTTGTTAAAGAATTTCCCGTGGGATGATACCGATCTTGACCGGGACGACGAAGATAGCATTGATAAGGTCCTTATGACCTGCGAAGTGCTCGTCAGCAAAGGCATAATCAAACAGAAACAGGTAGGAGAAGATTGGCGAGGAAACACTATCTACGACTACCGCATCACCGACACCGAAACCATCGACATGTTCGAGAATACGGAGAAAAACCATGAGCGAAACACTTACAACCGAACAAATTGAAGATAAGCTGTCTTCCATGAAATACAGTATCGGATGTATTCAGGATGACTTGCAAACGTTACTTGACTGGATTGATAAACAGACCGAAATGAGAGACGAGCTCGACAAAAAAGCGACCGAAGAAGCTTTCGACTTTCTTCTCCAAAACGGATTCAACATCGGAACGCGCTTTGAATACAAAGAAGTGCTGTACGAAATCACGGGCATCTGCTGTGACGGATTCCGAATCAAACGCGTTGACGGTGAAGAAACGCGCATCACGCTCTTGCCTGCAAGAGACAAAATCCAACTTGAAAAGGCTATGCCAAACTTCAAGATTGTTAGAGGTAAAGCATGAAAAAATACCGCAAAAAACCAATTGTAATCGAAGCCGTCCAGTGGAACGGAATGAACGAGGAAGAAATCTACCTGCTCACGCACGGTAAAGCCAATTACTGCGCGAACGAATGCCGCATGTTTATCCCAACGCTTGAAGGAGACATGGAGGCTTCTGTAGGTGACTTCATCATCAAGGGGGTGAACGGGGAGTTTTACCCGTGCAAACCCGACATCTTCCAAAAAACCTACGAAGAGGTGGATGAATGAAATGCCTAATCGTCAAGCAAGCTTTTGCACAATGGATTGTGCAAGATGCAAAACATATCGAATGGCGCAAACAGCGTACATACATCCGAGGTAGAATCGGAATCATGGAACCCGGAACATGGCATAGTCCCGATGGACTTATGCGTCGTATAGTCGGAGATGTTGATCTTTACGACTGTTATCTTGAGATTGATGGAATTGAAAAAGGTAACTTCCGATGGTGTCTCCGAAATCCACGCACATATAAAGCGCCTGTCTTCGTCCCGTTTCAGCGCGGTCCGCAAGTTTGGGTCAACGCGGAATATGAGGAGCCGACCGAATTCCTTCCTCTTCTAACCGGGACAGAACAGCTTTATGCAGAACTCGACTGCATCCATGCAGAAAGAATTTTCTTTCAAAAATATAAGGGATTTATAAAATGAAAACTGGAATCATCGACGAAATCAAATCCCGCGTCTCGTGCGCGGACTACATGCGGACCGAACACGGCGCAAACATCGTCGGGGGCCGCTGTAGGAGTTTCCGCGCCGACGCGACAAACCCGTCAAGCCTGCTTGTGAACGACCGCGACTGGTACGACTTCGGATCCGGCATCGGTGGTGACGTGATCGACCTTGCTGCCGAGGACAAGTTTTCCGGCAACATCGGACGCGCGATCTCCTACCTTGCGGAGAAATGGGGCATCGAGAAAGAGAAAACCAACGTTGAACACGTCGAGGTGATCTTTAATTCCTACCGGGAAATTCTCGAAAAGGCCTGCCGCTTTTATGAAGATTCACTGTGGAAGCCGGAACACGAGCATTGTGTTCAGTATCTGCGCGGGCGCGGCCTGACGGATGAAACGATACGGGCGCTCCGCATCGGCTGGGCTGATAATCCCTGCGCCTATCTTCAGGAACAGGGATTCACGATGGAGCAGATCTCCGATTCCGGGCTCCTGTCGTTCGTCAACCGGGTTATGATCCCGTATCTGCGGAACGGGAAGCCCGTCTACATGCTGGGCCGCGCTTCGGTGTGGCCTGCGTTCGTCAGTTCCAACCCGGACGCAAAATACATGAAGCTGTTCCGGCATGAAATGAGCGAACACCCGATATGGGGGCTTGAAACGCTTCGGACACGCGCCGGGACCGTGATTGTCGCGGAGGGAATCTTCGACGCGATCTCTTGTTGGCAAGAGGGCTATCCGGTCGTCACTGCCGTTACCGGGGCTTTCAGCGGAGAGCAGAAGAAAGATCTGATTCCGGCGCTCAAAGGCCGTTCCGTCATTGTGTGTATGGACTATGACCCCGAAACCCACGCGGGGCAAAAGTTCACGACCGCCCTTGCGTCGGAACTGTTCGAGGCTGGTATCTCCGTCTCGGCCTGCTACCTGACCGGGGACGACGCGAAAAAGGATATTTCCATGCTTTACGCGCTGTCTCCGACCCGGAACACGCTGGAAAACATCTTCCTTAAAGCTGAAAAGTGGGAAAAGCTCCTTGTCAAGCAGATTACGAACGAGGATTCCGAGGACGAGCGCAAGAAGAAGTTCGTCGCGTTCATGAAAAAGGCCGTCAGGATCTTTGATTGGCCTGACATGGCAGAGCTGTTTGACATTGCCAAAGGAACCGGGCAATTCAACAAGGCTTGGCTCATGGAGCTTGCCAAACAGCTCAAGCGCCCGCCTACCGAACGAGAAGTCATGGAGACATTCGTGTCGGAGAACGACGTGATCTATCACCCCGCTCTCGGATTCTACCAGTACGAAAACAGCACTTGGCATCCGCTTTCCGAGTACGACGTGCGGAACACGATACTCGACCTCTGCGGGAAGAACATCACCGCCCGTCTTATGGATTCGTCTATTGCGCTCATCAAGGCGAAAATCCGCACGAACGTCGTTTTCGACTATGAGGGACGGCTCTTGAACTTTCCCAACGGCATGGTGAATATCGAAACCGGGGAACGTCTTGAACATGCGCGGGAATACTACTCCCTGCGCCAAATGTCGTACTGCTACGATCCCGAAGCGGACTGCCCCGAATGGCTTTCCTTTTTGGAAACCGTCACGAACGGGGACGAATCGAAACAGAATCTTCTTCAGGAAATGTTCGGGTACTGCCTGACGCGCGACGTGCGCTATCAGACGTGCTTCTGCCTCATCGGTGAGGGCGCAAACGGGAAATCCGTGTTGCTGAAAGTCCTCGAAGCCGTCGTAGGACACGAGAACACGTCGCACATCGAGATTGCGTTTCTGAATCAGGACTTCCAGCGCATCAAGCTGTTTGGATCGCTGGTGAATATCTGTAACGATATGCACACCGACGTGAGCGGAACGGAATCTTACCTGAAAGCAATCGTCTCCGGCGATCCGATCAACGGATGCAAGAAGTACAAAGACTTCGTGGACTTCTCCCCGTATTGCAAGATGGTGTTCAGCGCAAACCGGATGCCGACCGCGAGGGAGATTGACGCGGCCTTGATTCGCCGTTTCTGCTTCATCACGTTCCCGGTCAAGTTCGTGGACAACCCGAAAGCGGAGAACGAGCGGCAAAAGGTGGACAACATCGCGGACATGCTGCTTGCGGAGCTTCCCGGCATCCTGAATTGGGCTATGCGCGGGCTGAAATGCCTGCGGGAACAGGGGAAGTTCTCCGAGCCTGCGGACGAGAAGCAATCCAAAGAGGAGCTGTACCGCCTCAACAATCCGATCATATCGTTTGTCGAGGAAGTTGTAGGGAACGGAGGTTCACACTGGCAGGCGCGGCTTTCCCGGAAAGAGGTCTACAAGGCGTATAACGACTGGTGTCAGGAAACGAACACCAAGCCGCTTTCTGCCCGTGGTTTTTGGCCTCGGCTCCGGGAAGTGTTCCCGATGGAGGAGTTTCATTCGTTTGACGGCTGGTATGTGAGCTTCACGGACCCCTACAAATATTGTGGGGAGAAACGTGGGGACCGGGGCCGTTAATGTGGTGAAAATTGTGTCGTAACGAAAGGCGCATAAATCGCGGCATTTTGAGCTAAATTGAGCGACAAACAGAATGCCGCGAAACGCGCCTTGAACTTAATTAGAATACCTCAAGACGGTAAAAGCGCATAACAATTTAACCTCGTTTTTAAGACACTCTTTGAAATTGCGGTTGATTTTGTGGGGACTTGGTGATATATTAAATATATCGCGCTAATAAGAGTTATTCAAGCATAAGAAAGGAGAAAACCAATGTTTCTACGCGGCGACTACTGGCACTACGACTTCATTCTTGGCGGCATCCGTTATCGTGGATCCACGGGATTCAAGAAAGGAGAAAAGGAAAAGGCGAAAGCCGAAGAAGAGCGTCTGCGGGTGCAGGCGCGGGAGAAACACTCCGTCGAAATGGTATGGGAGCAGACCAAGAAACGCATGATCTCTTCCAATGCCCTTGAATTCGACAAGGATAAGGTTTGGAAAGTGTTCTCGTCTCTTCATTCCGGCGCATGTCCGGCGAAAATGTCGATCTACCACGGACAATGGAACAACATCTACCAGTTCATCCACGAGGCACACCCCGATATTCGATACGTCTCCGACGTTACCAGCATCCACGCCGTTGAATGGTATGGAGAAATCAGGAGACGCAACCTTTCCAATGGATCCCGGAACGCGTATTTGATGATTGCAAAGCTGATCTTCAAGACGCTCGGAAAAACCTACGGCATCATTGAGAATCCGTTTGCGGAGCTCAAAACGTTTCCGAAGAATTCAGTAGCACGCGACGCATATACCCCGGAAGAGCTGAAGAAGATCGGCGCACACGCTACGGGCTGGGTGTACTCCCTTTGCCTTACCGCGATCTCCACCGGGCTCCGCAAAGGGGATATATGTATGCTGAAGAAAGAAAGCGTCGATATGGAGAACCGTATTCTTTCCATAGCAAAAACGCGGAAAACTGGCGTTGCCGTAGAGATACCGATTCTCCCCGGCCTATATCGACATTTTCAGGAAATGTATCTCGCCCACCCGGACAGCCCCTATGTGTTCCCGGAGCTTGCTGAAATGTATTCGAAGCTTAGTACGCAACAGGTAATCTCGGCAGAGGTCAAAAAGCTACTCCATGAAGTCGGCATCAACGATACCGAAAAGACGGTCGAGGGGTACGCCCGCAAAGTCTCGACAAAGGATATTCACAGTTTCCGGCATACCTTTGTTTATATGGCATCCATTCACGGTATTCCCCTGCCCGTCGTGCAGAGCATCGTCGGACACCTGAATCCCGAAATGACGAAGCACTACATGGATCACGCCGGACGAGACGCGAGACTTGCGTATATGCGTCAACTCCCCTCGTACATCACGGGCGGCGAAGAACCGGAACAGATCAACATTCTTGATTATACGGAAAAGCTCCCCGCAACGGTGGAGAACGTGCAGGGAGCAGAGGAAAGACGGAAACTCGCGGAGCTTATTCCGACTTTGCCGCTTGAGACTGTGCGGCGTTTGCTTGCCGAGCTTTCTCAAGGTCCACTTGATAACCCGTAACCTGTGCGCCGTTTTCGCTGTTGTATTTAAGCGTCGTCGTAGTTTCCACGTCGCCTTTCTTTGCGCTGTCGATGAACTCCAGCTTGTTCTTCGACAGCTCTTTGTTGACACCCGTCATCATGATTCCGTCAACGTACTGAATCCCGATTTTGTTGATTTCGGGGTCATAGCCGATGTTCACAAATTTTCCGTGAACGACGGTTCCGAGGTTGTGTCCGCATCCGGTCAGGACCAGCGCGGCGGCGAGTGCGAGGATGATGTGTTTCATCAGAACACCTCCCAATCTTCAGAGAGAATATCGCTCTGCGACGCGAGCCACCCGAGCTGTACGCCGGACGTGCCGACAAAGGCGATTGCCTTGTTTCCCATTGCATCGTGATTGACGTTCACGATTTCTCCCCGCGTGTTTTTGTACGAAACGCACGTTGCGAGTTCAATGTACTGGTTCTTTCCGTTCCAGCCATTCCGTTTTGCTCTCTTGCCGCTCTTCACGGCTTCGATTGCCTGTCCGAAGTTCATGTTGTTCTCCTGTTAGTGTTTTAAGAATACCGCGACGAGTGCACCTGCCGCGATAGCGAAATCTGCCAGCCATCCGAGGATGAGAAGCGTTTTCCACGTCCCATTGAGCCTTTCTTCGAGCGCACGGACGCGTTCAACGATGCCTTCACGACCGTTCCCGTTCAAGGTGTGGTTGATTTCCGTGAGCTTTTCAAAAATCGTTTTCATCTGCTGCTCAATTGCGGCGAATCCCGCCTTGACATCTGCTTTGAGGTCGCTGAATTCGTCGGTATTCTCTACGGGTGTTTTTTGTTCAGTTGCCATAGCGTTTTCTCGCCTCCTCCCACGCGCGCCCGCCAAACGCGCGGAGATATGTATAATACCGCTCTGCCCTCTTCCGGTCGATGTAGCGGAGCGGGTGCCACCACGGATATTCAAACTCGACGACGCGCAAAACGTTTGCAAGGAATTCAAGATCAGCGTTCTGTCTGTCTTGTTGTGTCTTCCCGGTTGCATACCGCCTGTCGTGGATTGCGGCGGGCACTTCCATTTCTCGGCGCATCTTCGTGATAATCTGCGTCAGGGAATCGGGCATCCAGTCAGCCCCTACCCCGTTGCAGTCGCGTATGACGGCATCATGGTCGGAAAGCATTTCAAGCCCGGTCAGAGAATACATGAACGCCTTGCGTTCAAGCTCTGTTGCTCCGATGTGGGTGTATTTCATTTCTCATCGCTCCTACAGAATTTGTAGAACTTCTCGATTTTGCGAATTGTCGCCCGGAACATCTTCGGCTTGCTCTTGTCGCGCACTTCGTCGAATGCCTCTATCTGCGATATAAGGACATTCGATCCGGTAAAGATGATGTGCTTGATTCCGTCCTGAATGAACTGAAGCGTCAAGACACGCTCATTACCGGGCTTCTTGTGTTTGCTCTCGTCGATGCGCCAGCCCGTAAAGACAAGCGGCATGTTGACAATCCTGTCAATGCTCACCTTGCTTCCGTCCAGCGTCTCCCGGTCCGGGATAACGTCGGCAATCTCCGGGATGTCCGAGTAATCGGTCATACAAACAATTCGCTCCAATTGCGGTCGTTGTGAAGCAGATCGAGGGAAAGCGTCGCAAACTTCTGTGTGTAGTCAGCGATGCCAGCCGCGCTCATGCCGTTCTCTGCGGCGAACGCAAGCATCGTCTCCGCATCGAAGTAGGACGGAAGATCAGAGCGGGTCTTTTCGATTTCCGCAAGAGCCTCGTCGATGTAGCCCCAAAACGCCGACTTGATAGCCGCGAATCGAGCGGCGGCAAGGTTCGGTTCGCCGTCGTACTTGGGGAACGCGGTACGGACGGCCTGTCTGTGTCCCTCCCAAAGATGATCGTCGCGCATTTCGGACTGTGCGGCGGCATCGCCATAGAAGAACTTGCGGATCGCCGCGTAGCTCTGCATGACGCACTTGTCGTAGTCGGAGTAGTCCTGTCCGGTGTACGGAACCGGGACGATGAAACAGCGGTAGCCGTTCTCTGTCTGCCGGACGAGCGTCGGGATGAAGAGCGTAGTGCCCTCGCGCCAAATGCCGGGAAGATCGGCAGATTCCGTTTCGGTGAGGAACCGCGTCACGATTCCAGCGGGGATGTTGTTGATGATGTTTGTCATGTGCATACCTCCAGTTGATGAATAGGTTTATCGAAAAAGCTGTACCAAAAGCGTTTTGAATGCGTAATCCATTTGATTTGTCCCCAATACGAGGAAAGAGTAGCCCGGTTCTTTTCGCTCGGCTTCCGCTTGAATCGTGCGACGGCACGACGGAAACGACGTTCAGTTTTCTTGCGGAGCGTGATGCAGGTCCGCGTGAAAACGTAGCCGAGGAAGTCTATGCCACCTCGCTCAATGGGAAACACCTGCTCGTTTGATTTCAGTGTCAGGCCGATTCCGGCAAGATACTCACGGGAAAAGGCCGCGAACTTCTTCATGGCTTCTTTGGCTTTCTTTGCCAGCCCGACAGCAAAGGCAACAGTGTCGTCGAGGTATCTGAAGTACCCCTTGATTCGGAACAGTTCCTTTGCAATATGATCGAGAGTGGAAAGAAGCAGGTTTGCAAGAAGCGGACTAAGCGCGTTGCCAATGGGAATACCCGGAAAATGGCTTTCGATGATACGGACCAGCAGACGCGCCGCCCTGCTATCCTTGATTTTGTGCCACACGGCCTTTATCAAAGGCGCGTGAAGAATTGACTGGTAGAAATGATGAATGTCCGATTTGTCCGCGTAACAGGCCGCGTCTTTCGGAATATTGGAAATGAAATCGCGTACCCGGCGAACGCCGTCATGCGTCCCCCGTTTTTTGATGGATGCGTAGGTGTCGCGTATAAATGTTTTTGCGATACGCTTTCCGAGCGTACGCAAAATCGCGTGCTGCACGATCGAATCTTCATGTGACGGGGAATAGTAAATCTCGCGCCGCTTGCCGCGCTCAATGCGTACCATTCTCCGGTATGGGTGCATGTTCCAAGTCTCCGACGCAAGCGCCTCATGGAGCATCTGCAAGTTCTCTTCCAAATGCTCTTCGTAGGCGATTGCGGCCTTTCTCCGTTTCGGCTTCTTCGAACGTTTCACATCGAAGTGTGCCGCCCGGAGATTCTCCACGGAGATTATTTCCTCGAAGATGTACCCGATTCGTTTCATTTTGTTGCCTTGTGCGTAAGTTCGCTCCACTCTTTCCAACGAGGTACTAAAGTGTTAATGAGCCACCTCTATCCACCTGTAACGACGGTGCAGGGAAACGAACTCCATTCTGTGTAAAACTTGTGTAGCCAGCCGAGCCCCGATGTACGCGCTCGAGTACGAAAGCCCGTAGGACACGGCCGCGTACCCCACGCCGTCTTTACTGCCGTTGTTAGCGTTCCCACCGAAGTAAACGACACACGCACCGGAACCGGCTGGAGTTCGCTCCCCGCCCTGACATTTCCCCGGCTTGCGCCGGAGAAATGACAGGGATTTCGCTTTTCGCATTTCGTTTTCCGCTTTGCGGCCCATACGAGCCCTCGTTATTCGTCGCCGGACGCAGCCAGCCGAGCCCCGAAGAACGCGCTCGAGGACGAAAGCCCGAAGGACACGGCCGCGAACCCCACGCCGGCTTTACTGCCGTAGGTAGCGGACCCACCGAAGAAAACGACACACGCACCGGCGTTAGCATTGTTATAGAAATAATCCCCGAAATAGGTGGTTGTATTGCCGCCCGTCGAGAGAATAAGGAAGCTGTCCGTGTCGAACGTCTTGATGTAGCCTTCCGCTTTAGGCCAATAATGATTGACCCAAGCGTAGGAGTTGCCCGTGTAACCACGCGACGGGAACTTTTCTCCGGCCTGCCCCGCGCCCATGCTGGTGTCGCAGTTGACATACAGCGACGTGTCGTTTGTGCACCAGTACCCGGATTCGGAGTAATCGTCAGCGTTCGCGTTCTGATATTTCTGACAGCCGTCAGCGAACTCCCACTGCGCGCCCCACGGATTTTCCAGTCCGCGCCAGTTGAACGCCACGACGCGGCTGCCTGTATTGTTCCAGATCGTGCCGCCGTCTTTCATGGTGAGCAGGTCAAGATCGAGCCCGGTAGATTCCGTCTCGTCAGCGGTGATCTCGCCGTTCTGAAGCCCGAACGTTGCCGCTCTGCCCGTCTTGCGGAGAGAGGCGTAATCCCATGCGGAGCAGTTTGCGAAGCCAAAGGAGATAGCCGTCTGGGAATCGAAACTGCCGCCGTCAATCGCAACCATGAGCGTCAGCCATTCACGGAACAAGAGGTTCGTCAGCTTGCCGTTGTTGTTCGCCGCCGCCGTGCGGAATACGGTTCTCGTCATTGTGCCAGCCGGACGATAGCCCATGATGGAACGGAGCCTGTCACCCGTCGCAAAGGAAACCGGGGTGCTCTCGGCGCTCTGCGTTTTCGGTGTGCCGTCCGAGGAAGTCAGCACGCCTTTGAACATGCCGACGTACTGTGTTTGTGCCGTCGCGCCACCGGAGCCCGTGAAGAACCACGGATGCGGAGCGGAATCGACAAACGGTTCATTGGAGACGAGCCACACGACGTGATCGTGTTCGGATCCGTCCGTGTAGGTGTCCTTTCTCCAATAGGTAATCGGAATACGGAGCATGAAGTCCACAAGGACAGTCGAGCCGTTCTCCGTCCACTTGCCGATCTTCTCGTCAGCGGTCAGAGCCGTGCCGTCAGCTTTGTGCGTACTGTCGGACACGTCGAGGAAGCACTTGTTCACGCCGTGTTCAAGATCGCGGAGAACGGACTGGAAAGCGTGTGCCGGGGTCTGCGCGAACGAATCCACCGCATGATACCGGAGAGCCGTGCTTGCGCCCTCGTAGTCGTAGGCATGGTTCAGCACCACTTTCGTGCCGGATGCCGCCGACGTTGCAAGATCGTAGTCCAACCCGTAGACGAATGCCGTTTCCTGTGAACGGTTGTGAAGTGCAACACCGCCCTGCGTCGAGCCGTCGCCGTAGTACATGGCCTTTTCGTCCTTGTCGTAAAGGATTTCTCCGGCAAGCGGGATTCCCGCTTTACGGGCAGTTGATGTTGCTTTCGGAACAGATAACTTTGCCATTTCTCACCTCGTGTTTGTATGGTATTGTTGGTTAGGATGCAGACCACGCGCCAAAAATGATAGCGCCATCTTCTTCGTCGGTCCAGTCGCCGCAGAAGTAGCCGCCCTGAACGACTTCCCCGCCCTCTTGGATGATGCCGACAGCCGTTTCCAGCGCGTCCACCCGCGTTTCAAGTTCGGAGTTCGAGACGGGTGTACCGCCCACGGTTGTGCCGTCGCCCACATACAGATTCCCGTCCGTGGAATCGTAGATCAGTGCGCCAGCGGCGGGAGTTGTCGCCGTGCGTTCTGCGGTCGTCATAACTTTTACGCCGCCCCCGCCTACATTCCCGTCAATCACATAGACTTTCGCCCCGGTAACGGCATCCAGCACATACGTCTTGTCGCCGTCTTGCGAGAGCTGAAACGCCAGTCCACCGTTGATTGCGGAAAAGACGTTTGTGTTTTCGTCGCTCATGTTGTGTCCTTTCGGTTGTGTTCTATAATACGGATAGTGCGTACTCGTATGTTCGCACTTTCATTTCTGATAGTGTTTCTTCTCGTACATGTCGTCCCGGACTTCCTTGCGCGCCCGCTGGAAAATCTTTTTGATAAGCTCAATATCCTTTTCCGTAGGCTTGTTTTCGTTCAACAGCCCATGCTTGAAAGCGTTGTTGATCTGCTTCAATGCCAGTTGACCGGACCGCTGTGCAAACTCGTCCCAATACTTACCAGTCGTGTAAAGCTTCTGCCCGTCACGCTGGAAATAGTACGCCGGAACATCGGGATAGTATTCTGCGCCCGGATGCGTCATGTTGTACTTCCACATCAGCTTCTCGGCGCGGTTCATGTTGTCGTCAGGGGTAACGGACTTGATAGGCACGAGCCTCATCATCTGCCACATCGGGCCGGAATCCGCGAGAGAATCTTTCTTGACCGGACGACCGAAGTAGTCGTACTTCGGGGAAGCCTTGACGTAACCAGCCGCGTTCATCGTGGTATAGAACTGATCCTCAAACCAGTTCATACCCCTGTCGCGGGCTTTGTTGTCGCGCACATTATCATCAAACATGTTGATCGTGTGCCGTACGACGTTCGGAGACCAGCTTGCCGCAAAGTTCGTGAACCACTTCATGCCGGACCGTTCGGGATCCTCTATGATCTTGCCAATGGTGTTGATGCTGTCAAGGAAGCTCTTTTCCCGAACCATACGTGCCGTCTTGCCGATAAGATCGCGCATGATCTTCTGTCCGTCCTCGCCTCGCTTCGCGGCCTTGTACGCGTTGATTCCGTCAGCGATGAACGCCAGCCCGGTGGAAAGCGGCTCAATGCGCTGATAGCTGTAGTAGTTCTTTCCGATCTTGATTGAATACGGCGGGAGTTTGTTTGCCTTGAACCGCTGTTCCGCGCTCCCGTATCTCGGAGAAGACCCGGTAATAAACGGTTCGTCGTCATCATCGCCGCCAGCCAACGCCATAACGATACCCCATGCAAGGAGCTGTTCAGCCACGAGCGAAACATATTCAGCGTCGAATGCCCGCTTTCCACGCGCCCCCTGAACCGTCTGCCATGCGAGATTTGCCACACCGAGCGGAGACTTACGGATGCCCTGCCGCAGAATGTTGTGCGGGGTCTTGATGAACGGAAGTACGAACTTCATAATGTTTCCGGCGATGCCGCCCGATTCGCGGAGCTGGATAAGGTAGTTCACCGCGCTCC